ACTCAGTAGAATCATTCTCAGTCGTATTGATTAAGTCTGTCTTAAGGTAAGAGTAATTCGGCATGCTAACCTACATATAAAGTAATGTGAGGAAGCATAGCTGCGGTACCTGATGTACTACAAGAGACTACACCATGAACAGGAACTCCTAGTTCTCCTATATACATATCATTGGAATCTAAAGCACCTACACGATAACGTATAGCTGATCCTTTTGCAGTCTTGTTTGTAATTTGCTTTGTTCCAGAAATTTCAATACCACCTGCTAAAGTAGAATAAGTATGTATAGCTATAATACGAGTAGTCGTTGGACGGTTATTACCTGTGCCATCTTCACCTACAGTTATATTACTATCTACATATTTAAATACAGTTTTAACATCTCCGTTAATACTAGTATTAGTAGCGACTTTAATATTTGTACTCATAACATCTCCTTATAATAATGAGGAAGAGGCGTTGCACCCCTTCCCCATATATTAATTAACCTGCGCTACCGAAGTAACCACGCCAATCAGAAACACCGAAGCTATAACGCTCCCGTGCTTTGAATCGAAGATTGCCAGTATCGAAGTCTGGCTCCATCTTGGTCTGAAGCGGAGTACGGTTGAACATCTTAGCACCATTAGGTACATCAGTCCTGATGAAGTAAGCATCAGTATCTGTAAACCTACGGTTGATGTAGTAACCATCTGGTAACATTCCTAGATGACGAGTAGCATTGATTGCATTCGTATTAGGGTTAGCTCCAGCGGCACTCGTTTGAGTGTTACCAGGACTAGATAGAATACGATCTGCAATTGCCCATGAGTCAACTGGGATATGTAGACTTTTAGCACTTGCACCAATCAAGATACCACGATCATCAGATATTTTCTGAATGTTCGTTAGAATGGTTTCAAGTGTAGCCTCTGATAGATCAGCAGCAGCCGCTAGGTTGCTCTGGTTTCCAGCAGAGATAGTTGGGTGTGCAGCAGAGAAGAAAGCAGCGCCATCACCAATAGCATCATCGAAGCCATTGTTGAATAGATTTGCAGCTTTAACCTGCTTAGTGTTAGCCATTGCACGAGCAAGACCTTTAGCACGAAGCTTGGCAAACGTATCATATAGATTGTCTTCCATTGCTTCTTCAGTGATGGCAAATGCCAACGCTACAGTCTCAGCCGTATAACGGGCTACATAACTCTCTTGTGCATCATCGTAAGTAACAGCAGCACCTTCACCTTTAGTTGGCGCAGAGCCAAATCCAGTGAACAGTACTTCTTCTTCAAAAGCACGATCTGAGTTTTCAATTTCATAGAGAGGTTTATGTTCGTCATTAACTTCTCCATACTCCACTCCAAACACGGCATTTAAGCCTGGAAGGAGTTCTTTACTTATACTAGCTCTATTTATAGCCATAATAAATCCTTCCTATTAAGCACTAGATGCTGTTGCCGTAACATAATTGTCACGGTGAGTGTTGAGATATACTTCCACGATTGGATATGCGTCACTATCATTTTCGTCAGGATACTGCGCCCTACCAATGACACGAGCAGCTAGTTCTGTTTCAGCACCAGATGAAGCCATTAGGTAGTAACTGGATTGACCAGTTGTAGTATTTCCTGAAGATGCTGTTGAACTAACTGTAACATTGTAGTTTTTTACAACGAGAGCTTCAGCAGCCGAAAGAGTTAATGAACATTGAATGTGATAGGTCTGATTAGGATCAGTTATCACAAAGAATTTAATATCAGAGGCACTTGTCCCGCCATTCCAATAACGAGAGAACTTCTGTTCTCCATTCTCCACATATTGACAACCCATGAATATTCCAGAAGGCTTAAGCGTTGCAGCAATAAAAGGCGATATTGTTGCAAAGTTTGCACCTGGAAGTACCACTGGGTCACCAGTGAAGATGTTATTAGTAGGTGTGCCAGCTAGACCTGTAGAAGACCAAGCAATGACATCGGTTACAGCTTCGTTGTTGTAACCGCCACCCTTTTTTCTAGCAGGAGTAAAGCCACGAAATGCTTTAGTAGTAGACATATGTTTCTCCCTTGTTTAAAATAAGAAGGCTAGTCTTGAAAAGACGGTTGCCTTCCTGTGGTTCTTACTGATTTACTTGTATTGGAAATAGGCATACGAGAATCTGAACTTTTCATGAGTTGTGCATTTACCGCATCCATCATAACATTAGACTTATTCGCATAATATTTCCGTCTGGCCTTTACTTTACCTGCTGGCATTTTAGCTAATGCCAAGTCTCCACGACAGACTGTACCAGTGTAACGACCCGCATCCCTCACGAAGGATGTAATAGCAAGTTCAGGAACCTCATCAGGAGTTACGAAGACCCATCCCTCTTGTTGTTTCTTACCAACATTAGAAATGTCATCCGAACCTTTTACAGATATGCGTAACCATCGTAGTGCCATACCGTCACTATCGAATCGTGCTTGTACCTCATTAGGTATTTTGAGGGCATCCGGCTCCTCAAAGGTCCACTCTTCTTCCCTTGTGTTTGCTTCTCTACTTGTATTACTACGTGCTTCATTTCGTGTAGTCATTATTTATCTCCCACGTTAATTTATATTTGTATACCCATCTGATCCGTCAATCTTTAACTTCTCAGCGGCATATCTTTCAAGCGGTATATCCCATTTCTGTGCAAGCCTAACATCTTCTTTAGTGAGTTTGACTTTCTTAGAATTAGATGGGGATGAACGTGACCCCCCCGATACTACTTGAGCAGGACTTGACGTAACTTCCTGCACACGGTTTTGACTTTCTCCAAACTTATGAGGAAAAGCCGATTGAATCCTTTGATTAATTTCTTGGTAGAAATCTTGATCCGTTGGATCATAACCTTCTCCTTTTAACTCTGCATCTATTGCTAGAGCGGCAGCAGTCATAACATTATCTTTTCCGAACCAATCATTATTAGCAGCCCATTGTTCTGCCATTGGATCATTACGTTGAGGTTGGTACTGTTGTTGTACTTGAGGTTGTGCCTGTTGTGGTACTTCCTCTACCTCTTGATAGTTTTGTTGAGCAATCGTAACAGATTTTAAATCTATCTGAGCTTCATTAAGCATTTCTTGTGCTTTTAAAACTCTATCTTTATCACCTTCTTCAAAGGCTTCTGTGTATACTGCTCGTGCTAATTCAATTTTATCGTTTAACTGTTTCTCTGAAGCATCTAAACTTGTCTTACCAAGTGTGTTTACTTCTTTATCTTTTGTTCTGAGGTTGGTAGATAGTTCCTCATTTTTTTGGATGAGAGCTTGAATATGTTCATCACGTTGTTTACGTTCATAGAGAAGTCTTTTTATCCGTTTCTCTGCTCCCTTAGTTTCTATACCTTCTAACTCTGGAGCTTCTTTAGTTTCTTTAGTTTCTTCTTTGACTTCTTCTTTAGGCTCTTCTTCTTGAACCTCTACTTTAAGAACTTCTTCTGGTTCATCAAATTCAATTTCAATCTGTTGCCCCTTCTCTTCATTCGTAACACTGACTGTGTTCCAATCATCTTCCATCTTGACTTCCTTCCGTTGTTTACGAAACAAACGAATTACGTAAAACTATTGTATACTCTATTATATCACACAAATAGCGATTTCCCAAATTAATTCGAGCTATGGCTTAAATTAAATGTAGGATCAAGATCTTTAGGATCTTGTAATCGCATAGTTATCTGATCATCAAAAAGTAAAATAAAGCGAACACCTTTATAAAAAAGCTTAGTTCCTATATGTTTACCATACGAAACATGATCACCTACTTCACACCAAGCACCTGTTGGGAACTTATCTATATCTCTATAAGCTAAGTCTCCTAGTGCTACTACCCTACCTACAGTTGTTAGATAAGACATATCATCTCTAGTTGAATCAGGAATTAAGATACCACCCTTTGTTATACTCTTAACTGAGACAGGACGTACCAATACATGATAACCTGGAAGCTCTGGCATAACATCTGGGTCTGCCACTTCTTCTAGATTTGAAATCCAATTATCATTCTTTACTGATTTACCTAAGTGTGTTTCTTGCATTTTAGTCTTCATCCTCCATATACATGCGTTTTTTAATAATATCTGTTAGATTATTTCTAGCCCACTCTAAACTATTAATAGATCCAACAAGCTGACGATAGTGGGGATAATCTTCTGCCCCACCGTTTCCTAACGAAATACGAAGGGTATTAATCTCTGTATTAAATTCCTTCACTACTTCATCCCATATTTCCATTTCTTTTATTTAGATCCTTTATCAGATGCTTTCCAAGAGGAATCATCCCATTCGTTTAAAACACTACGCATATTACGTCCACCAGTTACACCATCTTTATAGGGATCACCGAAAGATTTACCAACTGGTTTAACATGCTCTAAATATCCTTTACCTTTTTTCATCATTGTTATTCTCCTTTTTCCATAAGATCTTTTGCAGCGGTTGCTACTAATCGTTTATTTTCATTCATTTGTTTTTCTTCTTCTATAGCTACTTTACTAAGTACGTCCATAGTCTTAAGTTCTTTACGACTTTCTCTATCTAGTTCAGCTTTCTCTTTCTTAAAGTTATCAGTAGCACCTGATTCAAGCATACTAATAATCTGTTCATTCTCATCTAGTTCAAGTTGCTTCGTTTTAATATCTAGTTCAGCAGCTTGTATAGCTGTGTCAGCTTGTAGCTTCTGCTTCTGAAGTTCTACTTTAGCTTGTTCAAGTGCTACAAGTTGTTGTTCAGGCGATTGAGCTATGCCAGCAGCTTGATTAGCATTCATAACTTGTTGTGCAGCTTGAGCCATAACCATCTCAAGTACAGATGGATTTTGTTGTTGCTCTGGCGGTAATTGTTTTATAGCTTCTTGTGCTACACCATTAACTTGTTCTTGATACTGCATAACTGAATGTTCTTGTATATTAGCTTCTAAGATTGGCGATATACGTTGCATAATAGGATTGGCTCCATTCTTAGGATCTTGTAGATAAGCCATCTTAGTTGCTATATGCGCCTCATGATTCTGACCTGGAAAAGCAGAAATAGGTATACCTTTAGTTGCAGCCATAATGTCTGACACAGGGTCCATCTGTTGAGGCTCTACCTTTACAGGTAAGATATCTTCTAGGTTAGGCATGTTAGCCGCCTGTAGAATAGTCCTATTCAAAGCCTCAAGGTTAAACATACCAGGAGGAGACTGCTGCGCCATCTGTAATGCCATATTAGCCATCATCATACGGTGAGCGTTAGATGGAATGTTAGGATCAGATACTGGTATGATATCAACACGACCATCGAAGTCACTCTTGAATATACTACGATCTTCAAAGGGAACATCATAAGGATATTCTTCAGGTAGATAATCAAAATTAATCTTAGCTAGTATTCTAAATTCATCCTTCTGAGATTTATGTACTCTCTTATGGATTGCACTAAAGAACTTACTACTGGCTTCGAGTAGAGCCATAGTAGTTCCAACGGGTCCATAGGAGGCAGCATCAGAGATGACTTGCTCTGTGCTGTCTGCAAACCGCTGACCAGCAGAAGCTACAAAATTGAGCATTTGGAATAGAGTTGAGGAAGGCTCTTTGTAAGGCAGGGGAATAATAGCCTTAGAGAGATCCATTCCAGTTGCTTCAACCTCCTTGAACTCGCCAGGAGAGATTGGATCGTTATCACCGACCATTCTCAACCCTTTAGCCTTGAAGCCTCCTGGTAAGTTAGCGAACTGTCCTGCGTCTATAAGAGATCGCATGGCAGCAGTTGCACTCATTGTGAGATTACCTAAGAAATGAATCAAGCCTAATCCGTAGAAACCAAACCCAGGAACAAATCTATAATGCACAAAGTGATTGCGCTTTTCTTTGTTCTCGTCATCTTGTTCATAGTTCCTACGAATACTTAACACTTGCCTTGATTGTTCTAGTACTGTAACAATGTAAGGAAGTGATTCATCTGTACCCTCAATATCAAGATAGCAATGTTGCTCTAACAATAGATACTGAGGATCGTTATCAGAAGAAGGAGACATACCAATAATAGTATCCAGCTTCTGAGTAAATCCTGTAAAATTAATTTCTTCTGGCGTTGGTAGCTCTACGTCATCGTAGACACCAGCTCTGATATCTTTCTCCATATCAATAGGACTACGATAGATTAGGTGAGTGTACCTGTCAGCATTACGTAGGTCAGTTGCATAGTAAGATACATAGAACTGATCAATAGGAATGAACTCAGATACAGGACGCTTTAATGTAGCACTATAGTAAACCTTCTTGAAGGCTGAACCTATCAAGGGGAGATGGAACAACATTCTTTCAAACTCATCGAAGTATTCTGGCATCTGCTCAGTTACTTGGAAGTTCATGAAGTTCTGTACTCTGTTAGCTTGCTCTTGTTTATCAGGTGTAGACTTACCCATGATGTTAGCTTTAACAGGACCACTCGCAGGAAAGAGTTCTGCTGATGCTTTAGATTGAAACTTAACTGCTGACTCTATGAGCAGTGGGTGTACGGCTGTACATGCACCATCAAAGGGATCTGTTCCTGGTTCTAACTTAAGACCTAGTAGATCAAAGCCACGTTCAAACATAGACTCCCATTCTGCTCGTGAGTCTTTGTCAGCCGTGAAGCTATCTATGACTTGATTAGCTATCTCATCTAGATCTTCATCTTCTAGAGTATCAGAAAGATTACCATACCATTCTTCTATTTCTTCTGAAGCAGACATACGAGCATCTCCTGCGTCAGATAAATCCACAATAACTCCACCGTCTGTTGGATCTAATTCAAAGGTAGCATTTATTTCTTCATCTACCATAGGAACTACATTACCTACTTCCTCTGGTATCATGTCGTATGGGTTACGTTCAGTTGCCATTATCTATCCTAAATTTAATTCTTTTAATATTTCAGCGGTAGTAAGACTAGAATTAGAAATACCTAAATATCGTATTGCATCTTCTGCGGAATACCCTGCATTTATTAGTGTCCTAACCTGTGGACCTAAAGTTTTTTGCATAGCAGATAAACCTGTAGTTGCTTCTGAACCTTCTCCTGAATCTTCAGGTAAATAAATATTCGATGCTGGAGTAGTAGCCACTCTTGTATTTAATCCATAGCTTGGAATCTCAGAGTTGTTTAAAGGTTTCTCCTCGCCCTCACCACCTCCATCATTAAGATCTGGATCTTGTGCTGGTCCAGATGGCTCAGTAGGACCCTGTCCTGTAAGATTCTGTGATCCAGAAGAAGCCGTTGGATCTGAGACAGTAGATTCATTATATGTAACAGTAGGTGCATTATATGTAACAGTAGGTACATTATCAGATGTAACAACAGATGGGCCAGGAGCTATAGGAGTAGGTGTTGGTTCTAATTCAGGGGCGGTATATCCATCCCATCCTGCTGGGCCTCTAGAGGTAATATTTCCTCCTACGTCAACATTAAAAGTTTCTCCGTACTGATCTGTAAAAGCACCCATAGGAGTAGTATCAGTTAAACTCATAATTCCGCTTAGAAGTGACTGTGCGAACTTACTCATTCCTGCTAATGTTGGTGCACCCTTACCAAAAGCTTTATCCATGTCTGACTGAGCTTGATACGTTCCACCTCGTGACTGCGCCCACTGTTCCGCACCGTAAGGATTGGCAAGACTTCCTGGTTGATGTGTACCACCAGGACCAAAAGCTTCATCTAGATTACTTGGAGTACCAGGATTTAGATTAGTAGAGAAGAAATTTGTCAAAGAGCTAAGGGTCCTTGAATCTGGCGTATACCCTTCAAGCATACCTTCCTGATCACGCTGTTCTTGGTCCTTTTCTAGGTCTACTTGCTCTGCCATAGCAGCTCTAAAACTTCGTTGAGCCGCAGCTCTATATGCATCATTAATACCTCCTAACGTACCTCCTGGCCCACCAAAGGAATAACCATCACTATATCCAGATGATAGTCCTGGACCACCGCCTCTTGAAATAGTAGCAGCTAATGATGCAGCAGCCTGCTCATTAGTCAGACCTTGACTTTTTAAGTTAGTATAATAGACTGAAGCTGGTCTTGGTCCTATCATTCTTACGGCATAGTCATAAGGAGATTCATTTCCTCGCCTTCCATCAGAACGATTACTATCTTGATTAAATACACCGTCATCGCCCCAGTTACCTGGAGTACCTTGACCTCCACCCATTAGACCTTGACCTGTACTTGTAGTCATAGATGGTCCATAAGACTGTGAATAAAACATGTTTTCAGCATAAGAAGCAGCTTCAGCATTAGCTTCATTTGCAGCAGCCGCAGCAGCCGCAGCAGCAGCTTGACCTTCTGGACTTTGATCAGAACCAAAGTATGATAGATCAGGATCATCGCCACCCTCAGGGCCTTCATCACCAGTACTAAAACTAATATCACCTTCCATATCAGCAGCATCCATATCAGCTTCCATATCATAAGCAGGGATACCATCTACCTTACGACCACTACCACCTAAAGCTTTAAGTAGTCCAGATTCTTCTTCATTAATGTAGGAGAGTTGATGTGGTTGATCACCAATCATTCTTTCTCTAGGAATAGATTTAAGACCACCACCTTGTTCACGAGACATCATAGGTAATGCATTCCTACGTTGGCT